CTCCAGTTGCTGGTGAAGGGGAATCCCGAACGCCAATTCGAAACTCAACCTAGCTTCGTGGGTTATATTAAGTGCCTTATTATTAAGCGAGACACCACGCTTGGCGAGCATAAGAGATAGCTCGCCAGACAGATGTTCTACAGGCCCCGCTGAACGGATTAACATATCAGAGTAGGCCTGGAGAACAGGAACCCCCCGATTACATGTAAACTCACACATTCCTACTGCCTTCAAGAGGCGCTGGTAGGTGTCCAACTTATCATATGTCTTTTCAGTGTAACAAGTTCTTGACATTACTCTGAAGGGGTTGCGGACAAAAGTTGGCCCTTCGGCAGTCTCTACATACTGGCACTGGCAAAAGTCAGCGTCATATATACTGTAGTGGACATCGACTTTGGTAGTAAGCCGCATATCCTTCAACAAACCGAAATGCGCTCGTTTAAGATCAAGGGCATCACACACAACTACTGAATCATCGCCATCAACAAGATATTCCGCCCTAATATCCTGGAAAACTACTCGGAGTGCAGCATAATTCACCAAATTGCCTTCGAGTGAGGTGTTATAATCGCCTGACATCAACGTGCCAGTTACCTGGTATTTGACGCCATTGGCACTAGTGACGCGATTATTTCGTTGCATGTGAAGGAGATGGCGAAGCTTATTGTCACCCGGGAAAAACTCCATATAGTATTCCCTAACTCTCTGCTTTATTGGATCCACCAAATGAGCATCGTATCGAGAGTGGTCGAGACAGATAAACACAGGGTTACGGAAGCATTCAGCTGCCGCAAGCAGCGTCTTTGCTTTCTGTCGGGGCGTAAGGCCCTTCATGAATATTCGCTGGTTGCAACGTCTTTTATACAGGGTAGACTTTTCTATTACCTTCATATATCGTGCAAGTGTGTAGCAATATTCATCGCTCCTGTGCTGAATCATTCTACATGCTTTCTGATCAAGATCTTCAGTGCATTCGAATTCTTCAAACTTCACAAAGGATTTTCCCCTTGCATACCTATCATCCCATCCATTAATATCAATATTACGATACGCATTACGCATACGATTACGTCGGCACTCAGAGGCCTGGGCTATGCACTCCTCGCGGGTGAGTTTAACCCTCGGTCGTGAGGGAAAGTCTTCCCGTAGGAGCGTAAATCCCAGGTCCCATAAGTAACCAGCCTTCGAGCCCCACTGTGGTACCTCTTGGGCATGCCTTTCGTGTAGAGATATAACTTCATTTTTGATGCACCCATAAAATCCGCCGCACCTGAAATTATCTGGTAAATTTACCTGTGGAATCAGTTGCCGCATCACATGTTTATGGTTACATTCAGTTGACGGTATACTAAGTATTTTTGCATGTGTGCCTATAGACTTTAGAGGAGGTCTGTCACAGCACACCATATAGGGCACCCGCGCCCTGAATTGCTATTGGGACTTGGGAATCACGACCTTCGTCCTGACCTGCCTCTTCTCTTCTACCCATCGGGGAAAAGAAGTTCGGAGCCAGTTCGGGATTAATGGTCGTTCCCACCAGCGGAAGTCTTGCACCTTCACGCCGTCCCTGAGCAAGTTGAGCCGACGCACACCAAGGTCGCCCTCAGCGCGCATAAACTTCTCCCAGGCAGCATCAAAGCTAGATGGAGCTAATGCCGAAGAAGCAGCTTCAACA